CAGCTAAAGTTGTATTTACTGTCAGCCCTTCATCTACAACCAAACCCAGCACACTTGCTGCTGCAGGTAACGGTGCAATCATCCAAGGTCGTCCTGATGACGTAGGTGTTGTGCAGGTAGGTAAGACAGCAGACTTCCGTACTGCATTTGAGATGACACAGGTTCTCGAACGTCGTCTTAGCGAAGCGTTCTTGATTCTCAACGTCAGACAATCAGAACGTACAACTGCAGAGGAAGTACGTATGACACAGATGGAGCTGGAGCAACAGCTTGGCGGATTGTTTAGCCTGCTGACTGTTGACTTCCTTGTTCCATACCTCAACCGTAAACTGAGTGAGGCACAACGTAAGGGTGAGATTCCAAAGATCCCTAAGAACATTGTCAAACCAACTATCGTGGCTGGTGTGAATGCACTAGGCCGCGGCCAAGACCGTGAGAGTCTAGGTCAGTTCTTGCAGATCCTTGCACAGACAATCGGGCCTGAGTCTATTTCTACCTTTATTAACACAGACGAACTTATCAAACGGTTTGCTGCTGCACAAGGTATTGACATCCTTAACCTTGTACGTTCTATGGAAGATGTACAAGCTGAGCGTCAGCAGGCAGTACAGCAACAACAACTTATGGAGTCACAGAAACTTGCAGTTGATGCAATGAAGACTCCAATGATGGATCCCAGTAAAAATCCTAACGCAGGACAACCACCCACTGAATAACCATGGCAGAAGTAATGTCTATGATCCCGGAAGAAAACGCTCCGGGAGAACTTAATGCAGACGAACAAGAATCTCTACAAGTTGGCGAAGAGCTTGAAGCACAGCATGATCAAATGCTGGCAGGTAAGTACAAGAATGCAGAAGAACTAGAGTCTGCTTATCTTGAACTACAGAAGAAGCTTGGAGGTGACGGCGAAGAAGTAGAGGAAGAAGTAACTGAGGAATCAGATGAACCTGAACCTTACAACAGTGACCTGTTTGACAGGCTGTGGGAAGGTGCAGCAGATAACAATTGGAGTGACGAGATTCTAGATGAAGTAGCCAACGCTGATCCTGCTGCCTTGGCAGAAATGCACCTCGACTATCGTCGTCAGGTCGAGCAGCAGCGGGGACCAATCATGACTGAAGAAGATGCAACTGCATTGAAAGGCATGATCGGTGGTGACGACAACTACGCTGAGTTGATTGGCTGGGCTAAAGAAAACTTCTCTGAACAAGAGATCGATATGTATGATGCGATTATGGATTCAGGCAATCCACAGGCAGCCTTTTTTGCTGTTCAGGCTCTTGCTCTCCGTCATCGTGATGCTGTTGGTTATGAAGGAGATGTGATCCAAGGCAAAGCACCTGTCAATTCTAATCAAGGTTTCCGTAGTCAAGCCGAACTTGTGCAGGCTATGTCTGACCCTCGTTATGACAATGACTCTGCATATAGGCAAGACGTTATGCGTAAGCTTGAAAACTCTGATATTGATTTCTAACCATGCCTTACGGACCTGGAACATACGGCTCCAAAGTGGGTCGGCCTAAAAAGAAAAACAAAAAACTGTCACCTAAGCAACAGAAGATTGCTGGTATGGCTGGTGACAAAATGAAAATTGGTGCTGATGACTTTGCAGCACTTCGTCGTCGTAGAGGAATGCGCTGATGGCACACAAAGGCAAAGGCTCTTGCGGAGGCAAGAAAGGTGGCAAAGGCTACAAAAAGTAGTACCCGATCAGTCAGTCTAAAGATTGGTACACACAAATCGAGAAGCGGTGGCTTGACTGCTGCCGGTCGTCGTAAATACAACAGAGCTACAGGGTCTAACCTGAAGGCACCTCAGCCTGAAGGCGGGCCACGCAAGCGTTCTTTCTGTGCCCGTATGTCGGGTGTCAAAGGACCAATGAAAGACAGCAAGGGTCGTCCTACACGGAAGGCTCTTGCACTACGTAAATGGAAATGCTAATGAAAAAGCATCGCGTTGATCAAAAAGCATTTGGTAGTAACTTTGTTTCACAGTCCTTCGAGATTGGCCCAGGCCACAGAGGTGCACAGAAGAAACAGAAGATTTACAACAAAGGCAAAAGCACTACGAACCCCAACGAAAAGGACACATTCCTTCGTCGGACAGGTCCACAACTTCCTTTAGCAAAAAAGAAATCTAAAAAAAAGTATGGCTAAACCTGGACTCTACGCTAACATCCATGCTAAGCGGCGTCGCATCGCCGCAGGCAGTGGCGAGAAGATGAGGAAGCCGGGCTCCAAAGGAGCACCGACTGCCGCCAACTTCAAACGTGCTGCTAAGACCGCCAAAAAACGCTAAACCAAAATGAAACTCACTGCTTTCCTCCCCGCAGCACTCATCGCTGTTGCAGCACCGGCTACGGCACAGACCTATCTGAACGTCGAAGCGAACTCAGGGTTCACTGGTTCGGACTACGCTGGCACTGTCATCGACAACCACGTAGGTTACAAAAAGGACAACTGGTATATCCAGGCTGGGCCTGCAATTGTAGCACCTGACGGCGGTGACTCTGATCTTGAGTTCTCTGGCAAAGTTGGCGGATCCCTTCCTTTGTCTGAAAAGTTGTCTGCCTATGGTGAGGTGTCATTCATGACATCTGACGATGACAACAACTATGGCACAAAGGTTGGCTTTACCTACGACTTCTAATTAGACTCAGGCCGTACGTTCATCCCTTTTGGGACGCAGGCAACCTACTCATGGAACGGGGGGTAGGTTTTTTCTGAACTAATCATGACACAAGTCGAAGTACGTCAGCGCATCCGTGAGCAGCAAGCCAAGCAAAAAGAGATCGTCTTGAAGTATCGGGGCGTTGCTTACATTGTCAAGCGCACAATTAAAAACTGAATACAAAGAGCTTTCCACAATTGTAAAGCCCGAAGGAACGGTTTAAGGAGTGGGTGTTCGGAAAGCGCCCACGCCTACATATAACAGAATACATTATGCCACATCAATCTAAGGTTGTGAAGGCTGCTATTACTAAGATGGACCCTGTGTCTACAGATAACAGCATTGTCTTCAACCGCTGTGGTCACTGTGGTGACAAGAAACCACAATGTCGCAAACAAAAGAAGTGCCTTAAAGGTCTTCTATAAAAAGCTTGGGAGGCACCTCAGAGTCGGACCTCCCTTGCCTTGGCTTTTGGCCCGTACGCGGATACCCATTAGCCGTCTAGACGGTGGGATAGACCACAAAAATTTTTGGCACAACGCCATCCAAACGTTTGGAGATTGCTTATACACTTTATTCGTACCTAACAAATGGCACATCAATCTTCTACTCTGACCACGAGTCTGACTCGTCCTGGTCAGGCTAATTCTACGGGTGACGCCCGTGCTCTCTATCTGAAGCTGTTCAGTGGAGAGATGTTCAAAGGTTTCCAGTACAATGCGATCGCTCGTGACATGGTCATGAAGCGCACCCTGAAGAACGGCAAGTCAATGCAGTTCATCTACACGGGTCGCACGACTGCTGAGTACCACACCCCCGGAAACGCAATCCTCGGTAACTCCGACGGTGCGCCCCCGGTGGCCGAAAAGACCATCACGGTTGACGACCTGCTCATCAGCTCGGCTTTCGTGTATGATCTTGATGAGACCCTGTCTCACTACGATCTGCGCTCTGAGATTAGCCGTAAGATCGGCTACGCTCTGGCCCAGAAGTATGACCGTCTGATCTTCCGTGCTATCACTCGTGGTGCACGTGCTGCTTCCCCGATCACCAAGACCAACTTTGTTGAGCCGGGTGGCACCCAGATCCGTGTCGGTTCTACTGCTAACGCTTCTGACGCTTACAACTCTTCCAACCTTGTGGCAGCGTTCTACGACGCCGCTGCAGCCCTTGACGAGAAGGGTGTCAGCTCCGAAGGACGTGTGGGTGTCCTGAACCCCCGTCAATACTACGAACTGATTCAGGCTGTCGGATCTAACGGTCTGGTGAATCGCGATGAGCAAGGCACTGCGCTGCAAGGCGGCCAGGGCATCATCGAGATCGCCGGTATCAAGATCTACAAGTCCATGAACATTCCGTTCTTCTCTCAGTATGGTACTAAGTACGGTACTGGCTCTGCAACCAACCCTGGTGTGACCGATCCTGGCAACACCGGTTCCTTCGTTGGTGAAGCTGTTGAAGACGCCGCTGCTGATGTCACCGGTATCAACAACGAGTATGGTGAAGAAACCGAATTCGCCAACTCCTGTGGTTTGATCTTCCAACGCGAAGCCGCTGGCTGCGTGGAAGCAATCGGCCCCCAGGTGCAGGTTACCAGTGGAGACGTGTCCGTGGTTTACCAGGGCGACGTGATCCTGGGTCGTCTCGCCATGGGCGCAGACTACCTGAACCCTGCATGTGCAGTCGAACTGTTTGCTGGCACCGCTACCAAGCCTGCCGCATTCTGATTTTTTTCAAAGTATACAGGGACCCTTCGGGGTCCTTTTTTTTTATCTATATGGCTTTTCCTACCACTAACTCGCAGCTAGAGCTGCCTGCTGTTAATCAAATCTTGCAGTCGTGTGGACAAGCGCCTGTAACTACCCTAGACCAAACCAACCCGGACGTTGCGATTGCCTATCAGACTTTGCTAGAAGTCTCACGGGAAGTACAGAGCGAGGGATGGTCATTTAACAAAGAGTTCCATTACTTGATGGTTCGGAATACAGATAATCAAATCGAGATCCCGAACAACATGCTGCAGATCGACGCCACTGACAACGCAGCCAACGTTGAACTGGACGTCATCCGTCGCAGCGGCAAGCTGTATGACAAGGCACACCACACATATACATTCGACCAAGACATCGAGTGTGACATTGTTTGGCTGTTCGACTGGGTAGACCTACCTAAGCCGATTGCTGACTTCATCACTGCACGAGCTGCAGCTATCACTTCTAGTCGAATTGTTGGCGACACTAACCAATATCAAATCTTGCAACAAAAGGAAGCATTCACCAGAGCTATGGCTATGGAGTATGAGTGCAATCAAGGTGACTATACGTTCTTTGGACATTCTGGAGCTACCAATCGTTACCAAAGCTACAAACCCTATAACGCTCTTTATCGATAAATGGCATCTATTACTCAACGGATTGGTACGTACCTTGGTGGCGTATCTAAGCAATCAGATGATAAGAAGCTGCCAGGACAAGTCCGTGAGTGTTACAACGGATTCCCTGATGCAACCTACGGGTTGACCAAGCGTCCTGGTTTTGAGCACATTCTGAACCTAGGCACAGGCTCCACGTATGATGGTGGTAAGTGGTTCTTTATCAAACGTGATAACGATGAAGAATATATTGGTGTAATCAAAGGCACAACCATTGCAATCTGGAATGCGTTGACAGGTGTGTCAGCTACTGTGACTTACCCTGATGGCACTAGCTATCTTAACGGTGATAAAACTAACTACAAAGTTATCACTGTACAGGATACAAGTATTATCATCAACAGTAAAAATAATGTACTGGCTGACACTGCTATATCTAATTCTACATACGATCCACATCGGTCAGTTTCTATTGTGCTGGACAGTGTAGCTAATGGCGCAGTATACACCGTAGAAATTACTATTGGTGGTGCTAAGCAGACAGCTACATTTACAGCAACATCGTCATCAACATCTGAAGATGTACTGACTGACTTAAAAACTGACATTGAAGCAATGACCGGTGCCCACGCAGGCATCACCGTCAGCAAGTTCGCTAATGAACTAGA